GGGCAGAAGCAGCTTGCGGCGGTTCCGTGGCTTGCTGAGACAGAGGTTGGTCTGGAACTGCTTGGGATGGATGAGCAGACGATCAAGCGTGCTCTTGCTGAGAGGCAGAAGGCGCAGGGGCGGGCTGTTGTCCAGGCTTTGGTGAACTCGAAGGCGGTCGCTAATGGTGACAGCGCTTCAGTCGAAGGCGGCGCTCAGGCTAGTAACGACTGAGTCGGTAGATACGGCGGTCGGACTGCTCGTTGCGATCCCTGGGAGTCCTACAGCGCGCCGGGCGGCACTTCTGAACAGTGTCCCTGAGGTGATCGGGTACTTCTCTGAGGGGTCGGCTGCTCTCGCGGTCGACTTCTATGAGGAGGAGCGGGTCAGGGCCGGCGTTCGTGATCGGACATTCGTCACAGAGTTTGTGGTGAACGACCGGACGGTGAAGATTCGCCGCGGTATCGCGTGGGCGTCTGATCCGCTGTTTTCGGACGACGAAGAGACTGCGTCGAAGCGGCTCGCGGAGATTGTGCAGTTGGAGACGGCGAAGCCGTACCGAGACACGATCCTCACGAATCGGCAGAACGACCCGGAGTCTGTGGGTTGGCGGCGTCTCGCGTCGGCAAATACCTGCAGGTTCTGCCGGATGTTGGCCGATCGTGGCGCCGTGTATAGGCAGTCGACGGTTCAGTTCGCTGCTCACCCGAATTGTCATTGCACGGCGCAGCCGGTGTTCAAGGATAACGATCCGGGCACTGAGGTTGGCGAGTTCCAGTACATGGCGAGCCGGCGCAATAAGACGCCCGCCACGAGGGCGCGCGTCCGGGACTACCTGGACGCCAACTATCCGGAATGAAGGCTTCCACGGGTCTCCTGTGGCCGTACGCGACGGTTTCGCGGTGAATGTGCGACGGCACGAAAACGGAGAGTACCGAAATGACTGGAAACGAAAGCACCCCCATCGGTGTGGGTTCGACGGCAGCGGGCGAATCCGCGCTGGCGATCGGATCGGGAGCCCAGACGCAGGAACAGGATAAGACCTTCACGCAGGCCGAGGTCGACCGGATCGTGAAGCAGCGCGCCGAGAGGCTCGCCAAGGAGCAGTACCCCGATTACGCGGAACTGAAGACGAAGGCTGAGGGCGCAAAAACGCTCGAGGACCGTCTTGGGTCGCTTGAGCAGGAACTCAGCACCACAAAGGCTGAGGCGCTTCGCTCGGGCATCGCGGCACGGTTCGGGATCAGCACTGAGAAGGGCAAGGACGGCGAACCGTCCGATGCGGATCTGTTTCTCACCGGTACTGACGAGGCCACTCTGACGGCTCAGGCGCAGCGCCTTGCGGCACGTCAGGCGGACTCCAAGAAGCAGGGAAATGTCGCCCCGAAAGAGGGAGCGACCACAACGACTGGCAAGGGCGACTCGGATCTCCGCGAATTCGCGCGGGAACTGTTCTCCCGAGCCGACTAACCGAAAGGCAAGACAATGACATCACTTGCTACGGGGTCGCTTTCGATCCCCAAGCAGAAGATCGCGCCGTGGCTTGGTGCGATCCAGAACGGGTCGGCTGTGGCAACCCTTTCCGCTCAGACTCCGATGACGTTCGGTGAGGGCGAGTCGTGGACGTTCGACATCGGCGAGGCTGAGTACGTCGCTGAGGGTGGCGCCAAGGGCGCTTCGACCGTCACGCCGACGAGCAAGACGATCAAGCCGTTCAAGTTCCACAAGACCCTCCGTTTCAACGAAGAGGTTCTGTGGGCCGAAGAGGACCGTCAGCTTGAGGTCATCGACGAGATCCTGGCGCTCATCCAGCCCTCGCTTTCCCGCGCGCTCGACTTCGGTGTGTTCCACGAGATCAACCCAACCGGTGGAGCTGTTGTCACCGCCATGAACGGTGGCCTCACCGACACCACGAACCTCGTCGAGTACGTGGCTGCGGACAAGCCCTACGTCAGCCTCGACGCGGCCGACGCGCTGGTCCTCGCGGATGGTTTCGTTCCCCGCGACATCGCCCTCGACCCGACCTACGCGGCGAAGTTCTCGGCCCTGCGCGGCACGAACTCCGAGCAGAAGCTCTACCCGAACTTCCGTCTCGGCATCGAGACCAGCGAACTCGACGGTCACCGCGCGTCCGTGTCGAACACGGTTCGCGGTACCGGTGTCCTCGCGGTCGACACCGATGTCCTCGGCTTCGTCGGTGACTTCTCGGCCATCCGTTGGGGTGTTCAGAAGCAGATCGGCCTCGAGGTCATCCGTCACGGTGACCCGGACGGTGGCGGTGACCTGAAGCGTTACAACCAGGTCGCGTTCCGTGCCGAGGTTGTTTACGGCTGGGGCATCGCGGACCTGAACGCGTTCGCGAAGATCCACGACCTCGTCTGATGGTTCGCCTGCGCAACACTGCGTCGGGCGCGATCGTGTCTGTCGCTGACGAGAAGGTTGCGCGGCTGGGTGATGAGTGGGTGCCGGTGGAGGAGACTTCGCCGGCACCCCGGAAGCCCGGTCGGCGCCGCAAGATCAACCCGGCGCCGGGCATGAGTGAGGAACACGTCGGACGTGTCGAGTCCGACTAAGGATAGGGGGCGGTCATGTCTGTAAGCACCGACAACATTGCGGTGGCTTTGGGGGTGGCCGTCCCCGACTCTGGCTCGCTGGTTGAGCAGCAGTGGGAGATGTGGATCGATGACGCCGAAATGCTCATCGAGGCGCGTCGCGTGCAGCTTGAAGTCGAGACAATCGATCAGGCGAAGCTCGACTACGTAGTCCGGGAGTCCGTGGTCGCGCAGGTGAAGCGTCCAGACGACTCGACACAGGTCACCGTTTCCGTGGATGACGGCTCCACGTCGAAGTCCTACCGATCCGGTAAGGGCCGGGTGACGATACCCGACGAACTGTGGGCGTTGCTTGGCCTAACGGAACCGTCTGGCGCGTTCGCTATCGACATGCTTGGAACGTGCTCGACTCACCTGGCATGGTGCTCTCTGTCCATGGGCGCGTCGTATTGCTCCTGCGGGGTTGACATCGCAGGGTTCCCGCTCTTCGAGGGCGGCGAAGAGTGAACCTCGGCTACGACATCGCGGCGCAACTCCCTTACCTGCGATCTCAGGCCGAGTCGCGATTCACGGAGACGTTCAAGGTCTACACCGTGACGAAGTCGGAGCCGGATGCTGACGGTGTTGTCGTCGAGACTGAGGTGACGGTCTACCCGGCCGTCCCGGGGCGGTGGAAGTCCGCCACACTGACCGTATCTGAGCGCGAGCAGGGATCGCAGGTTCCCGCGGTACAGGACACGAACATTCACGTCGCGGTGGGTGCTACCCCGCTGGTCGGGGTGAACACGTTGTGGCGTGTGACTGCGTCAACAGCGGACCCGTCACTTGTGGGTCGCGAGGCCCGGACGAAGGGTCTTCCGCAGGCTGGTCAGGTCACCGCACACCGGTATCCGGTGGAGGAAGCGAACTGACATGGCGGATGGTATCGAGTTCGATTTCTCCGAGCTGAACAAGCTCGCCGCAGACCTCGATCTTGCAGCGGCGGGCGTCGAGGAGCCGTTGAAGGTTGCCCTGAATGTGACGTCGAACCGGATCAAGAAGGCGGCGCAGCGGAAGGTTGGTGCACGTCGTCATTTCCGGCAGGCTGCGCGGGCGATCACGTTCGACGTGAACTCGCGGAAGCGTTCGCTCGAGTCGGAGATCGGGTACGAGAAGGGTCGTGGCGGTGCCGCGCATCTCGGCAACCTGATCGAGTTTGGGGCGCCGGGTTCACCGAATGCTCTGACTCCGGGTAACGAGCTTGCGTCGTCGCTGGCGGAGAACGAAGAGGACTTCATGCGTGGCGTGTTGCGTGCGGTCGACGATGCCATGCGGAAGGCGGGTCTGTGATGTCGAAGAAGCATACTGACGCGTTGAAGGCGAAGACGCAGGAGCTCGTTGCGTTCGCTACGAAGACGTTCGTCACGCTCGCCCAGTACCCGAACGGCACGAAGCCGGCGCCGCCGTACATGGTGTGGCATCCGGCGCAGGGCCAGAACGAGCAAACGGGTATGACGGGGCCGCGGTCTCGGAAGAATCCGCGGTTCACGGGTCACTTGGTGGGGCGTGACGCGGATGAGGTTCAGGTGCTCCTGGATCGGCTCGAGACGAAGCTTTACCCGGGTGGTGTCGGGGTGACTCTGACGGTGGCGGGTGAGCGGTCGAAGCCGCTCTGGTTCTCTTCGCCGCTGCCTATTCAGGTGCAGACGGACCCGCAACCGACGATCGTGTTCGCGGTTGTTGAGGTGGGTTGGTCCGCCGATCCCGAATGACCAGTAGTTCGCAGGAGCCCTCGCCGTGTGCGGGGGCTTCTCCAGTTAAGGGGGTCCGCATGGCGAAGCAAAAGCAGCCGGCGAAACCGGCCAGCCCGGGTCACATCGTGCTCGAGGACGCGCACGGGAACCGGGTGACGGTGACCGAAGCGCATTGGCGTCGCTGGATGGCGGCGCTCTCACAAACCTTCCGCCCC